AAAAAGAAAAAGGGAAAGAAGTGAAAGAAACATTAGAAATAAATATTTTTAATCTTTAAGATAGATATAATGTTAATACTCAACGGAGACTGCCTTGATCTTCTCGCCAGTGAAGTCCCTGATAATTCAGTAGATTTAATTTATGCTAGTCATGTCATCGAGTATTTTGATAGATCGGAATTCGAACTAGTTTTGAGGGAATGGTATAATAAACTTGAACATAATGGAGTATTAAGATTAGCTGTACCTGATTTTGAAAGTATGTCTTATCTTTATACGAATAAAAAAATATCGTTGGATAAATTTTTAGGGCCATTGTATGGTAAAATGATAATGGGAGATAGTTTTATCTATCATAAAACAGTTTATGATTTTGATTCCTTGAAAAATATATTATCAAATCTTGAATATAAAGATATAAAAAAATATGACTGGAGAAATACTGAGCATAAAGATATAGATGATCACTCTCAGGCTTACATACCTCACATGGATAAAAACAATGGTACTTTAATTAGTTTAAATGTTGAATGTAAAAAATATGAGCTTTGAAAAAATTAAAATATTTGAAGAGAAAATAGCTAGATTCTTTGGTAGTTATCATGCTATTGCTGTAGATTCATGCACCCATGGAATTGAATTATGTTTAAGATATAATAATGTGGATAAGATATTAGTACCGAAAAGAACATATATATCAATACCTTTTTTAAGCAAAAAACTTAATATAGATTTAGAATGGAAGGATAAAAACTGGATAGATTACTACTATTTAACTCCTAATATTATTGATGCAGCTGTATTGTGGAAAAAAAATAGCTATATACCAGATACATTTATGTGTATTAGCTTTCAGTATCAAAAACATCTATCTTTAGGTAGGGGTGGGGTTATCTTAACCGATAATACAGCCGCTGCAAGAGATTTAAAGAAAATGTCATATGATGGCAGGCTACCGTTTATACCGTGGCGAGAGCAAGATATTGATATAGTAGGTTATCATTATTACCTACAATGCAGTTATCCTTTCTTGCATATATTGATTCGCCCTATTTATAGGCTTATTATATCATCAATTCTATAGAGTCATATATCTATCTTCCATTATATCCGCACACATGTTGAACACACAGGATATATGGCTCTATTTCCCCATAAAACTTGACTGGCATACTCAAGGCAGAACACTTTGAGCTATAGCGGTGCTTATGCAATGTATGCCAAGAATTAAATGAGAGTCAAGATATTAGCCCGATGGATATATACCATTGAAACTAGAGATACGTGGCGCTCTAGCACGACTCTCATAATATTAGGCGAACAATCTAGTTTGCCTCTAAAGACCTGGTGAGTAATAGTGATGTTCTCATCAGGTCTACTCTAATAAACATCACAAGAAAGGATGTACATATGGCATCAGAAAACGAAGTATTCTACCTTGATAGTTTTACAAGAGGTAGAGTAACACAACTTAATGTAAGTGACTACGCTACATTAGGAGTATTATTAGAAGGCGAAAACATTTCAATGAGTAATTCAGTGATAATGTTTAAAGATAAAAATGGCAATATGAAAGCTGTTGAAGCAAATACAGCTATCGAAGCAGGTGACGCTATTGATATTCAAAACGCATCTAATAAAAGTGGTAATTAACATAGACAGATAACAATTAAAAGAGAGATATAAGTCCCGAGAAGACACTCAGCAGGTTTCCTGAAACAACGTAGGCATTCTCTCTTTTAAATAAAGAGAAAGTAGAGGTAAACAATTGAAAGAACAGCTAATAGAATTATTAAAAACAATCTTTCAAAGAGATAATGAAGCTATTGATGATATAATGGCTAAATTTGATTATGATGATAATCATTTTGTAAAACCACCTGAAGATGTAGAACAGTTTGTAGATGATTTGTTGCATCAAAATAAAGCACCAGAAGTAAATTGTGAATTTGTTCATGGTCATTATTATACAGAAAAAACTAAATCAAATGGAATAAAAATTCCAGAAGGTTCAGTAGAATTGTGGTTTAAATTCTTTGATGTAAGAACCAGAAGAAAAAGAATATTTAGAATTGGTGATTATTATTTAAGAGTATTAAATACAGGTTTTGATAAATGGATTTATGATTTTTATATTGAGCAAGATGCAATAGTAGATAAAAATCTTGTCAAAACATATATGAGAGCACAGCATCCTCATGTTTCACATGGTAATGCTTGCTTTTCTCAAATGGAAACAGGTATTGTAGCATCTATAACTAATTACAACTTTAGTGGATTTTTATGGAGAATGAGAAGTTTCTTAAATTCTTGGAATTATAGAAGCCCTCATTGGGAGCCAGAAAGATTTGAGCATAAAGTTATTGCATTTAATAGTGAAGGTATAAAAGATGCTTTTAAAGGTACTAATGAACACAGTTATCCTATAGAACAAAACAGTTGGTATTTAGATAACAATTCTGATTTTAATGATAAATGGAGACTTTTAAAATTAGGATTAACATCAGCTAGATTAAAAGGTTATGATGCAACACCCATATCAAGAAGTTTGACACATTTTATGAGTGGAGCAAAATATTTAAATAATGATTTAGAAGTTATGCATCAACCAGATAACAATAATCTTGTTAAAGCTCAAATGCTTTATAATTTAGGCTGTTGGATTCAAAGTAAATTAAATCAAACAATATCATTAAATCAATCTTTACCATTAGGTTGTTATTTTGTAGATAAAATAAGAGCAGAAGTAATAAATAACAGAATGATAGTAGAAGGTGAATGGGACGATTCTTATACAGACCTTATTACTGATATAATAAATACTCAAGAAATTCATATTACTGAATACAGAAATGAGTATTTAACTGAAGGTAGAGCATACCATGATGTAAGTCCTAGACGTTATTTACTAATTAAAGAAAGTGATAATCCTGATACTTGGACACGAGCAAGGGATTTACATATTGAATTAATAGAAATGAGAAGATATGTAGACACACTTAAAGAATGCGTTCTTGAAAACTATAACATGAGTTATGGTGAAATTAAAGCAAACGTATTTGATTGCATTGATAATATAATTAATTCAACTCCAGATAATTGGAAAAATGTTGAAGAATTTATAGATTTTGTAGATAAATTTTCAATAGAAAGAACTAGTGAACCTAAAAATATAGAAGTAGAAATGGTTAAAGCTAGAAATGATTATGAATGCATAAAAAGTGAACTTATGGATTTAATGAGAGAATGGCGAATAAAATATCACAAAACAGAGTTAAGGAGGCTCGAAAACAATGGCAGAACAAGTAATGTGCAGATTGAAAATCTCAATCTATAAACAAATACAACATTTATTATCGTTATACCCTAAAACAGAATGGTCTGGTATAGCATTTTATAATAAATTAAATGAAGATAAACATGGTTGGGCAACTGAATGGGAGCTTGTAGAATTTTATCCTATTGATTTAGGAAGTACTGCAGCTACTGAATTTAGTGGTGAAGACCAAATAAAAATGATTCAAAAGGCTTATAAAATTAATCCAAAATTAAAAGAATGTTACAAAGGATTAATTCATAGCCATCATACATTAAGTGGAGGAGCTTTCTTTAGCGGTACAGATAGAGACCATATGAAAGAAAATGCTAATAAATGCGGTTATCCATCTCTTGTTGTTGCTCATTTAGAAACAGGAAGTCCATTTGCTTTTTCATTTAGTTGGATTGACCAAATGAATAAAGTTCACTATACGGCAGAAAATGAAGGTGGTATTGAAATAGAATATGATACTTACAAACCTTCAGGTTTATTTAAAGATTGTGTTAAATCATTAGATAAACAAGAAAAAGAAACTAAAAATAATGTTGTAGTTTCTAATTATCTTCATAATACCTATGGTGTTCAAGGTCGTTTATTTAACAATGTAGTAAGTCGTCCTAAACAAGTAGTAACAAGTGTAGAAACAGTTGCTAATCGTAATGATGATATGATAGATGGTTATAAAAACGATATAGATGATGAGAAATATCAAAAGCTTTTAAAAGAATTTAGAGAAGCTGATGAAGATTTCTTTGCAACTAAATATGATGACCCTAAATACGAAGATAAAAGGCAATTAGCTGTTCAAAAAGAAAGTGAGTTAGATTCTTATTGTATTGAAAAAGGCTATAATGCAGAAATGGGGTGGTTATAATGGCAGATAGATTCTTAAGAAACAAAGACTTAATTAATCAAAAGAATCTAGATGAACTTACTATTATTGGTGCTGGTGGTGTGGGTAGTGCACTCATACTATCAGCCTCAATAATGGGGTTCAAAAAGATTCATGTCTGGGACTTTGATAAACTTGAAGAACATAATTTAAGTACAACAATGTTTCCAGAACAGTTTGTAGGTAAGTCTAAAACAGAAGCAGCTAAAGAGTTAGTTAAATACTTTGGTTGCGAAACAGAAATAATTGAGCATGATAAGTTTGGCTATATGGATAGTTTGACACCATGCACAATGATGGCGCCAGATAATATGGAAATTAGGAAAATAGTATATATGAATTGGATACGAACACCAAACAGAAAAGTTCTTGTAGATGGACGTATGGGTGCATTGTCAATGGATATTCACACTATTGACGCACTGCACGATAATTACTTAAGTAATTGGAAACCAAGTAAAGATATACCTGATTTACCTTGTACCGCAAAGCATACAATATTTACAGCTAATATAATTGCTGGACAAATGTTGTCTCAAATATTTAATGTCTTGCATAAGAGGTCTTATTATTCGTATATTTGGATGTCATTAGCGCCATATATGACTAAACAATATGGCAAAGTAAACCCACTAATCAAGGAGAATAGTAGTGATAAAAAAAGAGAAACGCAAACCAGTGTCTCAAAATCCGAAGATTCTTCTAATGTATGGAGCACCGAAAGTAGGTAAAACTACTATGCTTTCTAAGTTAGAAGATTGTTTGATAATAGATACTGAAAAAGGAACACATATGTTAGAAGCATATGTTCAAGAAGTAAATAACCGAGAAGAGTTAATCCAAACTCTTAAAGATGCTATGGAAGGTCACGAATTTAAATACATAGCAATAGATACTATCGATAAAGTCGTAGAATGGGCTGAAAAGGCTGTTTGCGAAGAATATGAAGTAGCATCTATAGCTGATTTAACATTCGGTAAAGGTTATGCGTTGGCTCGTGAAAAAGTAATGAATACTATTAATGCTTTTAGGGACTGCTGTGAACATCTGATTATCGTTGGTCACAGAAAGGTGGCAAGGGCTGTTGTCGATGGCAAGGCCCTTGTCGAACCTGAATCTTTAGATATAACTGGTAAGCTTAAGAATCTGATTATGTCAGATTGTGATGCTATCGGTTATGTCTTGAGAGAAGACGATAAATTGATGATTTCATTTAAAGCAGATGAATCTATAGAAGCAGGTAGTAGATGTGAACACTTACGAGGTCAATACATAGAGTTTGACTGGAATAACATATATAAAGAAGAAAGTGAAGGTAAATAAATGGCGATATTTCGACCAACAGAAACAGCATCCACTGGAAGTAATTTTTATGGGGTGTGTGATATAGCAATCATGAACTTTGAAGATAAATCAGATAAGTATGATTGGGCAGACATCTATATTGATGTCGAAGTTAAACAAAAAGGTAGTGATTATACAAAGAATATAAGAATATCAGGCGATTTAGAAAAAGACACTAATGGTAATATTACAGGTGGTTCAGTTCTAAAGAGAATGTATCATTTCTTTGATATAATAGGCGAAAAAGCTGGATTAACAGTTGCTGGTAAATGGGAAACAGAAGATGGTGAAGAAATTCACGATATAGCTAAATACCTAAACGCAAAGCACACAGCTAATGTAATGCCTGATACAGACCCAGAGTTTAACTATTTGGCTTACATTTATAAAGAAAAGCCAAAACAACCTGGTGCTAAAGTTTATGCTAGAGTATTTCATAAAATACAGCAAAACAACGACAAAGGTAAAGCTCAACTTGAGAACGATGTTAAATGGTTCAAGAATAAAGGCTTTATCAGAGAAGCATCAGAATCAGATACTAAGACACCACAACAGACAATTCAGATGTCAGAAGCAGGAATTGGTAACCTTTAGTGTTTGATTACATTGAAATAGCAGTAGGTGGCCCTCAGTATAGAGGGCAACTTATTGCAAAGAAAGACTTAGTTAAATACATTAAGCCTGATGTTCCATTGTACAGGTCAGTTTATTTATACACTAAAAAAGCTGTAGAATATGCTGAAGCTAATGGTGGTTTAAAAAACTATTTTGGCGAAAGAAGTATAGACTGGATACTGTTAGATATAGATAAATCAAATAACAGTGACGAGTTTACACTAAATAAAGCAAAAGGTATAATCTATAAACTAGATGAATTAGGCGTTGATAAGAATTGGTCTTGTCAATGCTATTTTAGTGGCAGTGGCTATCATATAGCAATACCAAATAGTGTATTTAACTTTCCAAGTAGTGATAATCTACATTACTTGGTAAAAGGGACTTTACAAAAACTATTTTCAGAAATAGATAGTAGTATATTTATGAGGACTGGAATTTATCGTGTTGCACATACAATAAATAAAAAAACAGACTTACATAAAATACCGCTTACTATGACAGAAATCTTGAATAGCACATCTGAACAGATTCAAGAACTAGCTAAACAAAATAGAGCTGAATTTGCTTATAGTGAATTAACAGGAAATGGAGAGCTAGAAGAGCAAATAGTGCGTAGAGCGCCTAGAATGACCCAAATAAAGAAAGTAGTAGAACCAAAGGACGTTATACCGTGCGTACAAGAAATGTTGACAAATGGGCCCCAAGAGGGCTCTAGAAATCAAACGCTAATTAGAATAGCATCACATTTCTTTAGACACGGTATACCCTCTGAATATGCAAAAACCGCTATTTTACACTGGAATAATAACAGTTTAAACGAAAATAGTGTGGTCGAAAAGGTTGAGTATGTTTACAACAGAGGATACAGATTTGGTTGTCAAGATGAAATTATGCTAAAACATTGTAAAACTAGATGCATACATTTCAAAAGAAAAGACTACTTAATAGATGTAATGAACTCAGACGACTTGCAAGAGAAACTAGAAGAGCGTATGTCAGCAGATTTTAATGGCAGGTCTTTACCTATTTCAGAAATGCTAGGAGTCAAAGAGTCAGATACAGAGATATACCCAGGCGAGTTAGTAACTATATTTGGACCAACAGGTTCAAGTAAGACAACACTTGCACAGTGTATTGCACTTGGTGTAGACTTTGCTAACGATGATATTAATCCTGATTGGCAAGTGCCTACACTATATTTATCATTAGAGTTATCAGCTTGGTATATGCATAGACGTAACATGCAAATAGTAAGTGGTTTAACAAAAGAAGAGATAAACAGCAATCCTAAAGATGTATATCGACAACATAAAGATAAGTTAAATCATATGGTAATTCAAACAATACCACCTAACTTAGAGCAAATACAAGCTAAAATTAAAGAATTAAGACCAGCACTAGTGGTAGTAGACTACATAGACCTTGTAGAGACACCACCATCATGCAGAGGTGAATATGAACAAATTAAGTACATATCGCACTCACTTTCAAGTATGGCTGTAAATAATGATTTAATTATAATTCAAGTATCTCAAGTTTCAAGAGAATACTCAAGAAACGAGGTACTTGACCTGTATGCAGGTAA